GGCGAATACGGGGATTGCCTGGGCGAGGGCCATCACGGATTGCACCAGGCCGTCCCTCAGGTTCTCCACCTCGATCTTGGCGCTTTCTTCGGTGACATTCACACCGAAAGGCATCTGCCTGCGGACCAGGTCCTTACTGACCAGCCCGCCGCCCAAGAGCTGTAGCAGAAACACCAGGGCGCGGTTCGGGTCGAGGCCGGCGGAGAAGCCGTATGAGACCTCGATGTCGTGCCACGCCCCGGCGATATCCCGTTTCGGAACCCACTTGATTTCGTACGGGACGCCGTCCCGGTTGCCGCGTAGGCTTTTCTCGTCGCCCGGCCAGTACGTTTCGTCCATGCGGAAGCACAGGCTTAGAACGTCCTGGAAGACATCCGCGAGAATGTCCTGCCCGGCCTTGATCTGCGAGTCGAACCCGCCGTTCAATTCCTGGATGGCGCGTCCGGTCACGATGGACCCGTTGAAGTTGCCGGTCCGGGTGCCCGGGTAGCGGGCTCCGACGCGCAGCTCCTGGTCCAAGAGCTGCGACTCGGCGAACGCCGCTTGCGGGATCTCGACACCTACGCGCCGGATCTTCTCCGGGTTGTTCGTGCGCAGCGTCGCGTGCGGCCCCAACGGGAACTCCTGCACGTCCAGCGGGAGCGCGAGCGGCGCTTCGACGCTGAGCTCGGCGGCCTCCAGGCCCAGGAGGGCGAAGCGGTGGCGGGCGAGCTGGACCCAGAGCACGTCATCGAACTGCCCGTGCGCCTGGCCGTCCACGGACGGTCGCATTGCGACCCGCACCGGGCACTGTCCGAGGCGCTGTTCCGCCTGCTCAAGTACGAGGTTGCCACGGTCGGGGACGTACAGCATGGTTTGCTCGGCGTCCCGGTACAGGATCATCTCAACGCGCGTGTTGGCGTTCGGTGACTCGCCCTTACACAGGGCTTTCTCATGCTCGGGGTAGAGCGCCACCAGCTCATGCAGCGGGCGGTGGAGGCAGCGGGAGAAGGACACTATCCGACCCCACCGGTCAATCTCCGGGTACGCCCCTACCGGGGATTCAACGACGATGCGGGGGCACTTCGCGGCGAAGTCGGGCTCCACGGTTATCGGAAGCATGCCGAAGGTGAAGTAGTGGTCGGCTCCCGTGTACATCTGCCGCTGTAGCCGGGAGTGTTCCACGTAGTAGGCGGCTGCTTTGGTGCGCTTGTCGGCCGCCTTACGGGCGGCGTCCGTCACCATCGACCCCGAGGACGCGTTGAACGCCGGCAGCGGGGCTAGAGTCTCGGCCAGGTCCCGCGCTGAGATGTCGATGAAATTACTGATCAGCGGCTTACGGAAGCTGTCGTTGAAGAATTCCGGGAACGCCCGCTCAACTTCTCCGCTTCGGATTGCGAGCAGGTCAGCATACCGCCCGTCGCGGGCGGCGTTGTGCTGCTTGAGCACCCGAACTTTAGTGTTGATGTCGTTTACGTCGAGCAATAGTTCTTACCAGAAGAGCACGGGCATTCGCAGTATTCGTGCTGACAGGGGGAATGGGGGGTATCTTCGAGGCGGCATTCTCCGCAGTAGCGGAAACCGTCCGGGCCGAAGGCGTTGAGCTCGTGGAGGAAAACCCGCGCATGCTGGTTGACGTGGATCCCGTACAGGGTACGCGCCATCCGCTCCGATAGGATCGGATGTTGCCATTCACATTGCGGGCAGCACACCATAAACGCCATCGTCTGAGTCCTCCCGCCCGAAGTAATCCTCAAGGTTGACCACTACCTGATTGCGCTGTGCGTATCTCGGGACGAAACGCGAATTGCGGTGCTGCCGCGACGCGACAACTCTCCGATCCACCATCTCCCGCGCCATCGTTTCCGCAAACCACAAAGCCATCGGTAGGTCCTGCTTCTGCTTCTTCGCCATTCCCGGCGCCCAGATCACAAGCTGCTCCACGAGGCTCTTAACCCCTTCGGAGTTATGTGACGATGGCAACTCGATCAATTCTGAATCGAATAGCGCCGCCATGCTGGCGACACCGAAATCCGGGTCGGTCTTGTTTCCGCCGGTGTAGTGCTCCCGCAGGACCACGCCACGCGACGCGAGGTAGTTCGTAACTTCCGGGTCGCGGGTCAAATAGAGCTGGAACGCGTTTTTCTCGATAACCCACTGCGCGGGCTTGTACCTGTCGGTCCAGGAGTGGATCAAATCCCGGATCTTCTGCGGAGTCGGCGCGGTCATGCGGTGCGCATCGAGGACAAACCGCTTCTGCGTTTTCAGATCCAACGCGTAAGCGATAGCGGCGGTGTCACCGGTCATTGCCGGGTCCATGCTGCACACCACGTAAAGGCCGTCCATGCCTTCCGCCCGGTGATACTTGTTGCCCTTCTGCATCGGGCCGACAGTGCGGTTACCGTTGACGCAGCGTTTCACGTTCGCCGGGTTGAAAACCGCCGTCTCGGGGATCGGTTCCTGCTGGTAGACCAGCGCCCACGTGCGCGGGTCGAGCAGGCCACGGCGGGCGTAGAGGGTCGGGCCATCCCAACGCGGGTATAGGCCGTCCTCGCCTGGCGGGTCGTTCCGGCCCGGCCAAGGCTGGTCACTACGGGGCCATAGGGTTACCCAATTCCGGGGCTCGTCGGCGAACTCCAGAACCGCCGGCTGCGCCAAGTACGTCCACGGCGACCGACCATCCGGGTACCTGTCCCCGTCCCGCAGAACGGAATACAAATCGGTGGCGTCAACACGCGTACCCGCGATGATCAATTTCCCCGTGGGGCCGAGACGGGTCAAAACCTCCTGCTGCAACCAACGCAACTGAGATTCCCATTGATGGGCGTTACTCAGAACCACGGTGTCGTCAAGGATGATGTGCGTACACCGCGCACCGTAAATCTGCCCACCGATACCCAACGCCTGAATGGTCGGGTCCTTCTCGGGGGAGTCACGGATTTCCCCGCCGAGGTAAATGTAATCATCACGCCATGCGTCGGCCGATTCCTTGTACCCGTCCATAGGGGCGAAAGCGAGCTGCAAATCCCGGTAACGCGGGTGCGTCAGCCTAGCCTTAACGGCGTACAACATCTCCTTGGCGCGCTTCTGCGTTTCCGAGCAGATGAGGATTCGCACACTCGGGTCTTTGCAGACCAGGTACGTGATGTAGTCCACGCTCAGCGTGATCGTTTTGCTGTGCTCGGGGGCAGTATTGATCAGGACGTAATTCGGCTGCCCCTTCTCGTACGTCATCGACGGGTGCAAGTCACGGGGCTCCCGCCCCTCGATCACGTCCACCCATTGCGCCTGATGACGGAAAGTCTTCATCCCTAGGTAGCGGTCACGGAAGGCGATGAAATCGCCTGTGAAGCTCGACCGGCGCTCGTCCGCGTCCTGATCCCGAAGCTCGCGGATCAGATCCACGCGCCTACGGAAAGCCTCGTCGTTCTTCCGCCACGACTCATACGTCTTAGTGGAATTCCGGCCCGCCATCGCCATCGCCTCAGCGACGGTCTTACCGGCCTGGATCTGCTGCACGACGCGCTCTTTCGCGTCGGCCATACTCATGCGAGTCGAGATCGCATGCTTGCGGTTCGTGCGCCGTTTAGGGCGCTGCTCCGACGTGGTGTCCTCCTGGTAACGTCCGCCCCATGTACTTGCAACTCTTCGAGGTCACCAACACGTCTCGGCTCAACTGGGGCAAAATAGCCGTAGGCCGGTTCAATAACGAATGGGAATGGCGAAGCGTACTAGAAGCCGCAGAAAGCCCCGACCCCGTGCGTATGCCGCTAATCCGCCAAGTCGGATGGACACCCCAACACCTCATGGTGTTCGACTTGCAAACCGGAGAAGGGGCCATGTTCCACCCAGGTGGAAACGCCCGCGCCGACCTCAACAAAAAACGCATATGGGTCTGCCCCATGTTCGAGCCGTTCCTACGCTGGCTCTACCAGCAAGACCTACGCGACCTCACCAAGCTCCCGAGCATCGTCGTCGTCGACCACCCCGGGGCCCTGCACGGCTACCGCCGAAGCGGGCCACGCCCACCACGCGACCTCCGCCAGCTCCGCAAGCGACTCCAAGGAGCCCGCGGCCGACAGGGCCGCAGAGCCCCGACCTTGCGTTTGGACTCCTGGTAAACACCTCCGCATGAGACACGGACGCGCCCACTACCAGGGCATTCAGGACCCCACCGGCACCAGCGGCATCGCCGACGACGAACCCGTGTTCGTCCTCCGCTCCAAAGACCGCCTCGCCCCCGCAGCCATCGAGCACTGGGCGCAGCTCGCCGAAGACAACGGCGCTCCGCAGCGCGCCGAGCAGGCGCGGGCCTGGGCCGAGGAGATGCGGCATTGGCAGGGCAGGAACTACACCCAGTACCCGCCCGACCCGGACGCCGACTAGACCCGGAGAGAGTCCAAAAGTGCGAGTGGCGGAACGCCCCCGCCGTTGCGTACAGTGAAGCCCTGGCAGGTGAAGCGTCTCCGTTCTTGGCAGAAGGAACGCCACCCTTGCTAGCCCTGGGGGGGCCGGTGCAAACCGGTCCCCCCGTTCCATTTCAAAGGGCGCCCATCATTGGGCGCCCACGTGGGGTGCCGGAGACTCGAACTCCGAGCCCGCGGGTTAAAAGCCCGCCACTCTCCCAATTGAGCTAGCACCCCATGCGCTCGCTATCGCCTAGCCGCTCGCGCCCCGAACCCCCGGAAAGCGGCGGGCGGAAGGGAACTGGAGCCCGACGCGCCCCCCTAGGGGGGAGCGCTCGGTTCAACACCGGTCCGATTGGGGGCCGCCTTCTAGGGGCGGCCACCGTCCGAACGGTCCGGATCAGCCGGCCTCAACTGGCCGGCAAACAGCCCAAACGGGGGGTCGCTCGCTCTGGCCTAGCCGCTCGCTCTAAACCCCCCTCACTATGTATAGGCACACTTGATCATGGTTTTCCGTCGCGACTTCTTTATAACGATTCCGTATATGCCCCCTGACCTGGGACAATTTCCAAAATTTTTTCAGGGGAGAGGATGGGGGGAGGGGGCCCCGGGCGTTTAAAAAAGGGGCGGGTCATCCCTAACCGGACATCTCGCCGAGTCGGATATGCCTAGGCATACGGGGCGAACCGGGCAGGGGCGAACCGGGGCAGAACCGGACAGACTTGACGTCGGAATCCTGGGGGATGACGACGTATGTCCAGAATGCGCGCCCCTCCCGTACCCCTACGTACCCGGACAACGTGACCTCCGGTCACAGTACCCAGGCGTGCCCATACCGGCGCGTTCCCCCTCCTGTAGCGGTCCGGTAGGGCTTCCGTTCCGGTAGGGGTAGCGCTCCCCTAGGGAAGGGGGCGCGTTGTGCCCAACCAAGCGCACGGTTGTGTTGATCAAGGAACATGCAGGTCAGAGGGGCAAAAAAAAGATCTACCTGTGTGACACTTGACACGGTTGCGTCGGTCCCTGCAATGCTGGGCACCCGCTCAGCCGAGCGGCCCGGTCCTGATCTTGGACCGGTTCCGGGTCCCTAGCCAAGAGGGGAGCGTGTTGACTCGTGAATAGTGATCAACTCGCAGCGCACATCGCGGAATGGGTGTCCGCCCGTAGGGGCGGTGGCCTAGTCCGGTGGCTTCAGCAGGAACACGACGCGTTCCCGTTCGGCCACGCCGATAACTGTGAGTGCGGACGGTGCGAAGCGCTTTGCAAGCGGGTAGAGGACGCAGCCGTTGACCTGGGATGGTGGGGCGGCTACCGGACGACTAACCCGATGTGCGGCCACTGGCGTTTCCGGTGCTATGACCGGGAGTACGGCACGGTGATCCACTCTTACTGTTCGATCATGGACCGGCATCACCAAAGGCCGGTACCGGTGACCGTACGGGAGTTGGACCGCGTCTGACGTGGCGTAGCGCGATGCTGAGACAGGGGGACATCGGTTCCCCTGTAGCGGCACCGCAGTACGGCAGTCATCCCCGCAGCCAAGAGCGGGGAACCGTAAAGCGGACAAAGCCAGAAAGGGCTAGCACAATGGGTGCAAACAGGCAGGCAGCGGCGCAGGCGAACGGCAAGACGGCGAACGCTGCGCAGGCGGTAGCGGCACCGG